TCATGCAGAATTTTTCCTTTCTTGTCCAAACGTTGCATAGTCCGCACCGCGAACCTGTGTCAGAATTGTGTCAAACAGGGCATCGGTGACGGTGTGATCTTCAAGTGCGTGTGCGTAGGTCCGCAGCACGATTGCAGGGTCTTTCCAGCCGCCCAGCTTGGCGACGGTCTTCACGTCAAAGCCATTCCGCAGCATCGTCGTAGCGAAGCCATGGCGGCAGCAATGCGGCGACAGGGGCGCGATTCCAGCCCGATCTGCCACGCTCTTCCAGACCTTGTTCGTGCTGCTGCTACAGGCGTAGCCGAACACAAGATCCGACTGGTGGCGATTGCTCGGGATGTTCGCCATAGCCGCGACCACAGACGCCGGAAGGTGGGCGATGCGGGCGTGTTTCGTCTTGGTCTGATTGACGATTGCGCGCCGCTTTTGCAAATCGACGGCGCCCCAGGTTAGCGCGACGGCCTCGCCGATCCGCGCGCCGGTGCCGAACATGAACAGGCAAAGCGCGGCCAGATGCGGCAGGCCATCAGCGACGGCCTGATCCGCGAATGCCATGATCCATTCAAGATCGGCAGGAGTCTTTGCCTTCGCCTGCGCTGAGAACCGCTTCACCTTGATCGGGCTGCACCAACCCATGGCAGCCGCGTGATTGATCACAGCCGCAGTCGGCACGATCACTTGCCTGGTCCATGTGTTTTCGCCCGCAGTCGGATAGAGCTTGCGGGCGGATTGGCGGATCGCCTCGGGCGTGATCGTCTTGACGCGGGTTTCTTTCCAGTGGTCAGCAATGGGCTTCAGGAACCTGTCAGGCTTTCCGGCGTCCAGATACGCAAGGATCGCCTGCGCCATGGTCAGGACTTCTTCGGCACCATCGAGATGACGGCGCCATTCCCGCGCTTCGGTTTCCGCCGCGATGCGCTGCGCTGTTGCTTTGTCAGTCGCGCGTGTAGTTCCTCGAACCCGCCGACCGGCAACGGTGCCCCGGTAGTGCCAGATTCGCCCGCGCTGGTAGAGTTCGAGCGACACTGTGTGGCCTCCTTGATCTTCGGGATATGCTCGGGGAAGATTGCGATAGTCCGTCCGAAAATGCAGCAAGCGCCGATCCGCCGCACCAACACACGAAGGGCCTTCTCCGACATGCCGAAGTGCGGGGCCAGTTGTTCGGGCGTGGTGTAGGACGGAAGCAGCTCTGTCACTTTCGCCCCCCGCTGGAATTGGATGTATTGACCTTCAGGGCCGCCATGCCGCTACCCCTGCAACCGTTCGAACACGGTAGGGACGGCGACGCGCGGGCCGGTCTTCAGCAGCAGCTTTCCGCCCTCGGCATCCTGATCCAGCATGTAGAGCTTTTCGCGGTAGTAGCGATTCTTCGCGTCCTGCCCGTCCGGCTCCTTGAGGACGAACACATGCACCGCATAGGACGGGGCGGGCAGGTTCCAGAGGGTGTGGGCCTTGATGGTCATCGGTCAGGCACCCAGCGTCGAGCCTTCGGGGGCCAGCACCCGAACAAGGGACGGGAAGCGCTCTGCCAGCTCCGCACCGATTTCTTCGAGGTTAAGGAACTTCCCGACCTCGCGCTTGCGGGCCGGGTTGCTGTCCATGTAGGCATGAACGCGATCCAGATCGTCCATCTGCAACACGTCGTCGAAATTGCTTTCCCAGAACACCAGCCAGCGACGCGGCATCTTGGGTTCACCGGGCATTCCGGCCGGCCAGATCCCCAGGCCGCCAGCCTTGCTGCCCGGAAACTTCTTTTCGATCAGCGCCGAGATAGCTTCGAACTGGCCGATGCCGGTCGCTTCCAAAGCCCGCCCGCCGTTTTCCCAGACACTGAAGTGCAGCAGAGCGAAGAACGCCACAGGCTTGGTGCAAAGTTTCGCGATCCAGGCCGCCTCTTCACCACCGATCTGACCAAACAGCTTCTTCATGGCCAGCATCTCGGCCAAGTCGAAAACATCTGCGCGAAACAGCTTGCGATCGTCGTGCGTTGGCCAAATTCCATGACGATCCCGATAGTTCAGAACCGTGCGCCGCGTCATCCCCAGCGCTTCCGCTGCGGTGCCGGTCGAGTAGGTGACCAGTTCCAGGCGATTTTCCATAGCAGATTCCCCATATTGAGGCATCCACCATCTTTCGGATTGCCTGCATCGTCAAGAGATTTCTCGCCTTGAGGAACATTGTGGCGCGCTGCACAGATCACCTACCAGCCACCATCTCGCCCCACTACTTCGATCCTGTCGCCTAGCGCGAATCACGCGTCGGCCTCATCCTGCCGGCCGAACTCGTGCATCGGCGACACTTGCACGCCAGCTTCGGCCCAGTCGATGATCTTGGCAAATTGTTCGGGGTCGATCTCGAACAGCTCGGCTTCCTTGGCGAGATATCGGCAGTATGCGGCCAAGCCTTCCCGGCTGGTGATCGGTAGCGCCTCGATTTCGGCTTCAATCGACGACATGCGGTCATCCATGGCCTTGTGCTGCGGCGTGTTGATATCGCCGGTCGGATCCGGGATCAGACAATAAGCATCGCGGAGCCGGAACAGGTCCGACACCAGCAACACCATGGGATCGGTGGGCACGGCCGCGACTGAAGCCGAAGCAGTTGCAAGACCGGCCAGCGTTGCGGTCGGGGCGGTGGTCAGGAAGTCGCGGCGGTTCATGGCTTGCCCCGCTGTTCGATGTGCAGGCGATCGAGATTCCAGGCGAGGATCTCGGAAAGGTCGCGGATCACATACAGGATCGCGGCCGTGTTGCTCCCATGGGGGAAGCTCTCGGTATTCATGGCGATTTCGGCCATGGCAGCGATGTGGTGGGCATCCCCCGCAGCGGATTCCACATCCGTGATCGTCAGGGCGGTCGGCATCCTGGGCGCGGTCATGCCTGCACCCCCATCAGCTTTTCGGTGCGGCGCAGCGCGGTGCGCAGGTAGCTGCGGGCCTCGCGCAGGGGCTGGGTGTAGCCGCGCGGGCTTTCGGTCGCATCCAGCGCCAGGGACAGCATGTCGTGAATTTCGTGAAGGCTTGCAGCAGGCAAGCCGGGGGCGGTATGGCTGGTGATAGCCATGCGCTGATCCTCCATAGATCAGGGTTTCGGTTAGGGCCGGGGGAGAGCTGGAACTTTCCTTCGGCCTGCTTTCTTGGTATCGGGGTTTCTATGGCGGATCAAGATAAAACTGCGATACCGAAGAAAAGGCGCGGACCGAAGCCGACCGGCTGGGGAACGCCTGTCATGCTGCGCCTGCAACCTGACCTGCTGGCATGGGTCGATGCCGAACGCGCGAAGCTGGACCCGGAGCCGACAAGGCCGGAGTTTATCAGGATGGTGCTGGACGGGCGGCGGGGGGAACATGACAGAGGGCCAACGAGAATCGCTAAAACTCCACTCAAATTATCTTAACGGCATCGCAATCGCTATTTTTGCCATTGGGGGTTTTGGGTTCCTGATGCGAGTAGTCGAGAACGGTGATCCACTCTCGTGGCGAGTTTTTTTAAAGTATTCATTCGCAATGCTTTTTTCACTTGCAGTCCACTTTTATGCAAGATGGAAGGTGATGCGTCTTGATCGTTAAGCTGACATCGACTGTGCGCCCCATCGAACTCGATGCCCCGACGACACTGCCAAAGTTAGTCAGGATGGCGTTGCACGGGCGGCGCGGATGATGGCGGCCTTGACCGATCAGCAGATCTTCGACTGGATCAAGTCCAGCACCCGGCCGGATGAACCCCCGGGCGTGACGCGGGCACGGTTCGAGAAGCTGTTTGGCGGCGATGGATCAAAAGCCGATCGCGCGGCGATGAACGCGAACTTTGAAACCGCCATGAGGTGGTGGGCGATATTCAAAGCCGACTAACCGCCGTGGCACCCGCGCCGCTAGATTGACTTTCCTTCACCGCGCCCCTCATCTAGCGCAATGACCAGGCGTGATTACATCATCTACTCCGACGAATCGGACCGTCGAGGGAAGTTCTATTCCAACTTCTTTGGCGGCGTACTGCTCGAAGCCTCGGATCAACAGAGGATCAACGAGGCGCTGAACGCCCAAAAAGCCGCGCTCGGCATCCTTAGTGAGGTCAAGTGGCAGCGGGTCGATGCTACCAATACGGACAGATACGCAGATTTCATCCGGTTGTTTTTCGAGTTCGTGACAGCATCGCGCCTCAAGGTGCGCATCATGTTCACACAGAACATCTACGAGCCTCGCGGGCTGGAACAGCGCCATCACGATGACGGATATTTCATCCTCTACTACCAACTGATCAAACATGCTTTTGGGCTTGCCCACTGCAACCCCGGTAATGTGGATGAAGTCTACATCTCCGTCTTGCCGGATATGATTCCTGACACGCAGGAACGGCGCGAGCGCTTCATGGACTACCTTTCGCGAATCCCGGATTCGAGGCTTTTGCGGGGCAGAGGTCTGCACATCCCCAGAGAAGGGATAGCTGATGTGGACTCGAAAGCTCACGTCATCCTTCAGGGGCTTGACTTGGTCCTTGGGGCAATGTGCTGGCGGCTAAACGATAAGCATCTGGAAAAACCGGAAGGACAGCGGACGCGTGGCAAGCGAACACTGGCAAAGCTGAAACTATACAAGGTGATCAACAGCGAGATCCGGGCGATCTATCCCAACTTCAATATCGGCATGACGACTGGTGCCGCAAATGGTGTGCCTGATCGCTGGACGCACCCATACAGGCACTGGCGCTTCATGCCCAGCAACCATGATGTAAGACTTGAACGTGGGAAACGTGCCAACCGCGCAGGTTGACCCCAGAGGCGCCTACATCAATCTCCCACGCGAAGCGTAGGCCTTCGGCCCCCCCAGGGTCTATACACATATAAGCCTTGACAGCTCGCCCAGTCAATGGCAGCGCTCATTGACCGGCCACATTTGGCAAGGACTGTTCTAGTAGGACTGGAGTGATGGAAGGCCCTGCGATCTTCTTCTTCTTTGTCCTGCCGGTGCTGATCGCGGCCGGCGGCTGGCTGGCCGTGGCACTGCACCGGCGCGGCGATCCGAAGGGGCACCACCCGGCCGAGTAGGCCATCTTCTGGCGCATTTTGTGCCGGAACAGTTCTGCACAGTTCGGAACTGTTCTGCGTAGAAGAGAGAAGAAGAGATAAGAGAAGAAGAGACTGGGCACGGAATGCGATCCGAGCCTTGTTGGGTTTTCGCGCCGCGCAGTTTTGGAGCGGTTTGCCGCGCGATCTCGGGGTTTTCCCACTCGCCGAGGAACGGGGATGCAGGGGCGTCATGGAAAGCCCGGGCGCATCCTGCCCTGTCCTGTCAGCCCATGACCACATCCAGCAAGGCGGCGTTCAGGGGCTGTTTGCTGATCGGGGGCAGCGCCTTGACCCCCTCGGGCACCTTGGCGCGGGCGGTGGCCTGCGTCAGCCAAGCCGCGTCCATGTCCATCAGGATGGTGACGTGCCACGGCTCCAGCGGCAGGCGCATCAGTCGGGCGAAGGCCTCGACCTCGGCAAAGCTGATCGGGTTCGGCCCAGCCATGTGATAGGTGCGGGTGGCGTTCAGGCGCTGGAAGGCGTTCCACAGCGGGCGGCCAGCCTCGGGCGGCCTGACCCTTGCACCAGACAGGGCAGCGGTCACAGCGGCGCAGAGCTGGCGGGACAGGCGGGTTCTGGCGGTCATCCGATGGGATACTCCTGCGCGCGGTTGTAGGTCGCTTGAACCGCTTGCTCGACCAACTGCGGCCCGGCATAGGCCAGCACCCGGCCGGTCTCGTCGCGCACGAAGGCGCCCAGCTTTGCGGTTGAGGGGTCCATCGTCACGGTGACGGACAAGGCCTGCGGCTTCGCGGCCGTGGGCGCGCTCTGGCCGCGCGTGTGGTCAATGACCGTCTCGCGCGGGTGCAGCATGGCCATGAACCCGCCCTTGCCGTCGAGGCCCCCGCTGCGCGATCCGCTGCCGGTATAGCCGCCGCCGTCGAAGGAAAGGGACTCGCCCACGGATTTTACCAGCGTCGTTCCCCAGGACGTGCCCCCGAGCAAACCAAGCATCCCCTTGGTGAACTGGACCTTGGCCATCTGCATCAACAGGCTGGCCAGCGCCTGTTTTGCCGATGCCGACCCTTCAAGGATGCTGCCGAAGAGGTCGCGGAAGGCATCCTGCCCGCGCATCGAGGCCTGTTCCACCTGCCGCATCCGATCGGCTGCGTCGGTGGCGGCGATCCCGCTTTCGGCATAGGCGCGCGCCAGGTCTTCAAGGCCGGCGATCTGGTCTGGCGTCAGGTCGATCCCTGCCTTCTGCGCCGCGATCAGCAGCCCGGCCCGCTTCTTGGCATAGTCGAGCGATCCGCCATAGGCATTGCCCGCCGCCACCAGATCATCGAGGCTTTGCGCCTCGGCCGCATTGGCGGCGATCTGCCGTTCGGTCGCGGCGATGGCGCTTTCCAGATCGTTGAGGCGCGACTTGCCGCGCCCGCTGCCCGGCTTGTCCTTGCCCGGCGGATCGGTTGTCGCATGCGGCGCCCATGTGTCGGCCTTCGGCGCCCAGGTGCGTTCCGTGCGTGACGACAGGATTGCAATGATGCGGTCTTCTTCAGCCGTCAGCTCGGCAATGGTGTCTTCGATGGCCTGAACCTGACCACCCCAGCTGTCAGGCCTGCCGCCGGCGCGGATCGCGTTCATTTCGGCATAGAGGTCGGCACGCTGGCCCATGATGGCGGTCTGACGATCCTGCAAGGTCGTGTCGCGCTGGTTCTCGAACTCGCGGAACCCGTCGAGGAAGTCGGAAAGGCTGGAAGCCGCGCTGATGATCGCGCTTTTCAGGGCAACGCCCACGGTATTGGCGACGGTGTTGAACTGGCGGTTAAGCTGGTCGGCCTTGGCGATCAGCTCATCCGACATGACAATTCCCAGGTCCGAGGCCTCGCGCTTGGTGTCGGCGATCTTGCGCGATCCCTGTTCCAGCAGCTCAACGAACCGCTCGCCCCCGGTGCCGCCCAGCAGCTCATCGAAGATGCGGATTTGCGCAGCGCGGTCCAGCTGTTCGACCCGGCCCATGATCTCCAGCAGCAGCGCGCTGGGGTCTTTCATCTTGCTGGCAACGTCGGCCGCGGAATAGCCCAGCCGCTCGAAGGCCTCGGCCGCCGATCCCTTGCCGGTGACCGCGAATTCATCGGCCCGCAGCTGCAATTCCTTGATACCGTCGGTCAGTGCATCAACGCCGATGCGGTTCTGGTCGGCAACATAGCTCCATTCCTGAAACTCCTTGGCCGAGAGGCCCGCACGCCGCGCGGCATCCCCGACACCTGCCACCCCCTCGGCCAGCTGGTTGATGCGCCCCACCGCCTCGGTCAGCCCGCCGATGGCCAGCGTTCCCAGCAATCCGCCAGCGAAGGCCTTGGCGAAAGTGCCGATGCCCGTGCTGGTCGTCGCCAGCGCCTGATTGATCCGGCTAGTCGATCGCACCATGTCGGCTTCCATCTGCCGCGTTGCAGATTGCGACCCCCGGCGCAGGTTCTGATAGGTCTTGGTGCCGCGCTGTTCGGCGCGCTGCATGTTCTTCTCGAAGTCCCGGATCCGGGCCTCCAGCATCACCACCAGGCGTTCATCTGCCCCGACTGCCGCGTTCATGTCAGGTTGAATTGCAGGAAGCTGTCGCGCTCATGCACCGACTGTTCGGCCAGCCGCGCCTTGTCGCGGTGGGCGTCAAGGTCGGGATAGCCATAGTCGAGGCCGGGGTTCACCGCCCGCCACACCGCTTCATCCTGCCAGTCGTCTTCGGGTTCGGCCATGAAGATCACCGGCAGCGTGGCCGGGTCGTCGATCTCGCCCTTCTGAATGCGGATCGCGCGTTCCACCTGTTGCCAGGCGATGTTTTCCTGCCCACGCCCCGAGGTCGAGGCGATCAGCAGCAGGGTTTCCGAGGTGTAGTCCTTGATGGACAGATAGCGGCCAAGCTGCGGATCGCCGGTCACGATCAGCGCCGCTTCCCGGTATAGCTCGCGCGCCTGTTCCCGGCTGGCAGCGGCCGAGAACACCCGATTGCCGAAGCCGCGTTCCGGGCCCATCAGATGAAGCAGGGTGATCAGCGCGCAAAGCGCCGTCTTGCGGTTGCCGCGCGGCAACAGCAGCACCACGCGGCGCACGATGCGGCTGCCGTCCGGGTGGCGCGGGCCATAGATGCGGCGGATGATGCGTTCCTGCCATGGGTCGAGGCACAGCGCCCGCCCAGGCAGGCGGCTCTTGGGGTGACGCAGCATCCGCAGCCATTGCACCGCCGCCTCGCCATGCCCCAGAGGATCGGGGATTTCGCTGCCATCATCAATCCAGGCTGGGCGCAGCATCAGGCACCCCCGGGAATGATGGACCACAGATCGCGCTGGCCTTCGGTATCCTCGACCGTGGGCCGAGACCGGGAAACAGGGGTGCAGCCAAGCTCCGCCGCCAGCAGCCGCGCCCGCGTCATGGCGTCGGACTGGATGCCGATGGCCGGATTGCGCTTCATGCCGACCAGCAGGGCATTGCCGTCCTTGTCGATCTTGTAGACCTTCTGGACGGCGCCCAGGCGCTGGATCTCGCGCTCCATCTCGCGCGCCAGCCCCATGGCCATGCAATAGTTTTCCACCTGCCCAAGGTCGGCCAGGGTCAGGATGCGGCGCTGCGCCAGCACCGGAACCACCCGGTCCCATTCCTCGCGCGCATCGGTCGACAGCCAGCCGGGCGCCGTCAGGTCAAGGATCGCGTCCAGGTCGGGCCGGATTTCCGGTTTGGCGCCGCGCATGTCAGTCCACCCCGTTGAAGGCGATGCAGCGCAGCTCCAGCGCAAAGCGGCGGCCCAGCGGCACAACCTCGCGGATGTTGAAGCTGCGCCCCTCATGGCGCACCCGATCGGCCGTGGTGATCTCGCCCGCCCAGAGGGTGCGGAACACGATCACGGTTTCATCGCTCGCGCCGAAGTCGCGGATGAACTCGGTCGTGCCCTGCCGCACGATCTCGGCCGTGAGGCGTGCCTTGTCGGTCCAGGCCATCGAGGGGGTGCCCGCCGCGTCCAGGCTGGCGGTGCCCGATTGCACGGTGATGAGATGCCTGCGCTGCCCGGCGGTCATGGCGCCAGCTCCTTCACCAGCGCCTCGACCGTCACCACGCCGTGCGAGGTTTCGCCGTCCGGGTCGCGCATCTGCCGCATGGAAGACACGCGCAGATCGGCGCAATGGAACCCCGTGCCAAGGTCGAGGCGCCCCACAGCAACCGCCGCGCGGATCGCCGCGCAGATGTCCGGGCCAGCAATGCGCAGGGTGATGCCAAGACCCTTGCCGGTCACCGGGTCCAGAAGGTCGAAGTCGCGGCCCCGGTCGTGGTCCTGCGCCTCGGCCTCGATCTCATTCAGTTCCATCGGTCGGATCCTCTTTGGCGGGCGGGGTCGCCGGGGTCTGGGAAATGTTGGGGTTCAGGAACTCGTCGCCGCCCTCGCGCGGGGGCAGGCCCAGCCAGTCGCGGGCCTCGTTCGGGTTGATCGTGCGGCTGGCGATCAGGCTGTTGATCGTGGTGGCGCGGGTCGCAAGATCGGCCCGGGTCAGGTCGTCGCGGTCAAAGCGGATCACATGGGTTGCCCGCTCGGCATCCGAGAACAGCGCCCGGCGCAGCGCGCCTTCCAGCCCGCGCAGCCACGGCTCCAGCGTGTAGCTCAGGAACTCGCGGCCCTTCTGTTCGCTGTTCGACCAGGTGGCCCGGCTCAGATCGCCCACCATCGGTGCCGGAATGTTGAACGCCCGCGCGATTTCCTCGATCTGGAACCGGCGGTTCTCGAGGAACTGCGCATCGGTCGAATTGAAGGTGAAGGGCTGGAAGGTCATGCCATCATAAAGGATCGCCGTGCGGCCCTGATCCTCGCCTTCATGGGCCGCGCGCCAGGCGCCACGGGCGGCCTTGATCGACTCTTCGCCCATGCCCTTGGGGATCATCAGCGCGCCGCTCGGGCGGGCGCCACGGGTGAACAGCCGCCCCGCGTGGCGGTCCAGCGCCACCGCGATTCCGATGGCCTCGCGGGCCAGCGACAGCGGGGACCGGCCCAGCGGCGGCAGCAGGTGGATCACGTCGCGCGCCGGGATCACCCGGCCGCCCAGCCGGTAGCGCCGTTCGCCATTGTCGGTGTCCAGATCGAAGGTCAGGCTGGCGCGGTAGCGCAGCAGCTCGCGCGGCTCGTCGCCCACCCGGTTGACCCAGACCATGCCGCCCAGGTCGGACATGAGGGCATCCGCGACGATCTGGCGGATCAACTCGAACCCGCTGGTCCACTCGTTCGCCTCATCGCGCAGAAGGGCAAGAACCGGATGGTCGGGCACGTCGATTTCCGCGCCGCCCTCGATCCGCTTCACCATCACGTCAAGCGAGGCCACCGCCTCGCTGATCAGCTGGATCGCGTTGGCCACCACCGGCACCCGCAGCGCCTCACCTGCGCTGACCGCGATGCCGGAGGCGGTCGGGGCAGCTACGCCGAACAGTTCCTCCCACGATCCTGCCGTGGTCAGGGACTTGGTTTCAGGCTCGGAAGCCTTGCGGGAAAAGGGCCAGATACGCATGGACCAGTTTATGCGCGCTGCCCGCCGGGGTCGTCACCCTCCAGAAACCTACAAAGTCCTCCAAAGTCGTGCTGCCCGTCAGATTTTCGCGGCGCGCAACCACGCCACCAGCTCGGACTTGTAGGCGAAGTGGCGGCCGCTGCCCTCGGGCTTGTAGATCGGCACCCGGGGATCCTTGGCCAGTTCGCGGCACTTGTTCACCGACAGCCCCAGCACCTTGCCGATTTCCTCCAGCCCCCAGATCGGCCGGTTCGGCTCCAGCACTTCATCCGCGCGCCAGCGATCGAGGGGCGGATTGTCCGCATCCGCCTTCTGGAATTTTCCCATTTCGAAGCCCACTTCCCCGTCTCCTTGCCCGTAAATCTTCATAACTCATTGATAAAAAGCCTATTTCGGCCCTCTATCGCGCTTGGTTCCCCGCGCCGGTCCCCAGCCAGGGCGCAAAGTCTAGAACCACCCCCCCGGGTCAGGCCGTGCCAGCCGGCGCCGCCAGCGCAAGCGCCACATCCTCGACCGTTGGCGGATTGCGCAGCCGACCAGCTGCGCTTTCCAGACGCTGCGCCGCCAGCTCATCACCCCAGACCATGGCCATGCCGACCACGATCTGCGCATGGGCACCGGCCAGGATGGCGAAGGGGTCCAGCCCCTGCACCGTCAACTGCCCGATCACCTCGGCCACCGCGTCCCCGGCAACCTTCGCCTCGGCATCGAGGCGCCGCAGCAGCTCAGCCCTGTCTTCCTGTTTCATCGACTTTCCCTTGAAATTCGGTTGGGTGTCCGTGTCCGGAATTCGGACACGGCTATCGGGGCTAGCGGCGACCTTCACCAC